GTGGGCTCAAGCAAAATCAGAAGCAAAAAGCCGCATGGGAGGCAAACATTCTGCCCGCGCAATGCAACTTGCTACGCAAATCTACAAAAAACGCGGTGGTGGCTACAAAGGGAAAAAACCTAGCGCGAAATCCAACTCACTAAAAAAGTGGGGCAAGCAAAAATGGAAGTGGTCAGGCGGTGACAAGCCTGGGCAAGGCGGAAAAGGCGTGTATTTGCCCAAGAAAAAAGTAGAAAGACTAAAATCTACTGCTGAAGGCCGTAAAAAACTAGCAAAAGCGGGTGCGAAAAAGGCAAAAGCAACTCGAGAAGGCAAACAATACAGCAAACACGGGCTTGCAGCTGGCACAAGCATGAATAAAGGCGGTGAAGTACTAAAAAGAGTAGGCGTGTCTGGCTATAACAAGCCTAAACGTACGCCAAACCACCCAACTAAAAGCCATGTTGTTGTTGCAAGGTCTGGCGGGCAAACAAAAACAATTAGATTTGGGCAACAAGGCGTCAAAACTAATCAAACCGCAGGTCAACGTAAGGCATTCAAGTCTCGACACGCTAAGAATATTTCTCGCGGCCCTATGTCAGCAGCGTATTGGGCAAACAAAGTAAAATGGAGTCCAAGCAAAACCAAAGACAAAGCCAATCAGAAGTGGGTTAAGGGGTCATGAGTAAACGCGCTCCACGGCGCAGCAAGGGCGGACTCACACCACAGCAGATCCAACAGCTTCGTCACTTCAAACTACATGAAAGAGACGCTATAGAGACGTTACTGCGTATTGAAGACAGAGACAATGCAGGACGGATGATTCCGTTCAAGCTTAACTTTCCGCAAGCAGAGCTGCATAAGATGTGGGAAAAAATACGGGCACTAAACATCCTTCAATCTGTAAAGCAACCAAAGCATATAGAGGCAATTATAGGCGAACCACTAGCTGATACTTTGCAGGAACGTATTGAGCAGCTGTATCAATACAATGTCTCTTCTGTGATGTATGAGCTGAAGAAAAAAGACATTGCCTGCTCAGACGGACCAGTGCGCATTATTATTGGTAAACCAAGGCAGGTAGGCATTAGTACTTATGTGCAAGGACGATTTTTTATTCGTTCAATGTTTAGCGAAAATTTTTCAACCAACGTAACAGCGCACAAAGAATCAGCTGCACAAAATGTACTGCGCAAATCAAAGTTATGTTATGACTACTGGCCTAGTGAGTACATGGGTATTAGAACTTCGGCTGATAGCAACAGTCGTGACGGTATGCAGTTTGCGCACAATTCTAGGTTTGTGGCTCAAACTTCCGGTGGCAGGAACGCTGCCCGGTCTTACACGTTTTCTGCGGTACATCTATCTGAGTCAGCGCACTATGAAGACTACTCTGCGGTGGCAGCTCTACTCCAAGCAGTTCCCAAATGGGGTACAGTTATTGATGAGTCTACGGGAAACGGCAGGTCTGGACCGTTCTACGAGAAATGGCAATCTGCATTAGACTTTGACGAAGTAATCAAGGCCATACAAAACGAAGACGCGCAGACGGTAGGCACATGGAATCGTTACTTTAGATTCTTTATTCCTTGGTTTATGGACCAGGAATACATGCTTGATGTTAGTCAGTTCGAGCAAGATTACATTATGAAGACGCTCGACAAGGTTGAGCTCAAGCTTATTTCTGATTTTGGTAAACAAATTACACCGCAAAAGCTGGCATGGCGCAGATGGAAGCTAGCCAATGACTGTGCTCATGTTCCAGGCATGACTCCAGAGGAATACTTCAAACAAGAGTTTCCTAGTGATGAGCACGAAATGTTTCAAGGATCTGGCGCAAGAGCGTTCAATCAAGAGTCCTTGGACGGAATGAAACGCAGAAACAAAAAACTAGAGCCTAAGCTTTCTGTTGTACTTAACCAAGACTGGATGCCGTTGGCTGCGTCACCGACTAATAGTAACTTGTTTGTCTACAAAGAGCCTAGGCCAAGTCATCAGTACACGATTGGAGTTGATGTCAGTAAAGGTCTAAAGAAAAAAGATTACAGTGTGGTTTCTATTTTTGATCGCTGTGACGGCACAGTCATAGAAGAGGTTGCAAGGTATCGCGGACACATTGAGCCGTTACTACTTGGTGATATTGTGACTATGCTGGCTGAATGGTACAGTGGGGCTTTTGTTACCCCTGAAGCTAATGATCAAGGACAGGTTGTTTGTCGTCGGTTGCTAGATAATAGATATCCGTTTCTGTTTCGCCGCCGAGTAATGGACCGAGCTTCTGACACGCCTGCTAACGAAAAAAGCTGGTACATTGGTGTTGTTACTACCGGAATGAGTAAGCAGCATCTTATTGGTCGAGCTCAAGCTGCTTTGATAAATAAGACAATTGAGATCAAGCACCCCACCGCAATACGAGAGTGGATGTTGTATGAAAACCAAAACGGAAAGTACAATGCTCCGTCTGGGGAGCACGATGACTGTGTAATGGCAGATGCTTTGGCTTTGTTTGGTCACGAGGTAGGAGCGCCGCCAGTACGCAAACATCGAATCCAACAGGCGGAAATGAAAGAACAAATGAAGCCAGACGATTTGCGACTCTGGAAGACAATCCAGCGGGCATTTCAGGAAAGCGATAAAGAAAACAAAAGAATATTAGGGAAAGAGTGGCTTCCCTCGATTGACATATAGTAGGGTGACGACATGGAAATTGCCCTACTTATCGTTGCAATCGTAGGCGTTGCAGCTGCCCCTCTAAGTGTTTTTGCTATGGCTCAGTTTAATTTGAAAGCCATGAGCATTTTGTTAGATCATCTAGAAGAGATGCACACAGTAGGCGGACAGCCTATAGATGTAGTAAAAACAAACTTGCGAATAGCAGAGACTAAAGCCAGTGTTGAGGCAGAGAAATCAAAAGCGGAGATCGACAAGTTCTCCAAGAACGGAAAGATTCACGGATACCCTGTCCGTGAGTTTGATATTATGAGTGACTAAAATGGCAAAGCTACCAAGAAAGAAAGCAGAAGAAATGCTGGATCAGGCGATTCAGTATCAGAACGACGCAATTGAAAAGTTTCACGAGAAGCTATCCACGTTGATGGTAACAACTGCTTTCTATCGCGGTAACCAGCATGGTCGCGCTGGGTTGAGAACCTGGAACCCTTACCCGCCTAACCACAGTGAGGCCAATGAAACACTCAACTATATACGTCCCTTTGTTCGTTCTGCTGTGTCTGACATGCTTCGCAATCTACCTAACCCGGAGGTAGTGTCTGCGCATAGCGACCCGACAGCAATGTCAAAAGCTAAGGCAGCAACTCAGCTCGCTAATAGTTTTTTGCGTAACGGTGTAATCAAGTTTGAAACATTGTATAATGCTTGTCTTGCCGCGCAAATCCACGGTGGCTCATGGTTCAAAGTAAGCTGGAATCCTTTTACAGGTCCTTCATCTAGAACGCTAAAAACAAAAGAAAGCAAAAAGACACCTGGGATAATGGAGCCAGTTTTCGATGTTTTTGGCGATCCTGTCTACGAAAAGACTTTTCTTGGCGAAATACAGGTAGAACACTGCAACATTGCTGAATGCTTACCTGATCCAACAGCTACAACTGAAGAAGATCTTCGATACGTTGTGCAGCTAAAAACGTATCCAGTTACTCGTCTCAATGAAATGTTTCCTGATGGAGACTACTTTGGAAAAGAAATACAGTGGCAAACAAACTACCGCGCAAACTCAGGAGCGGAAGACGCTATTGCCGTAGCAGACCCATACGATGGAGGCGCATACAACGGCTCAGGTAAAGTCAATGATCAAGCAGAGCTTGCGTTTATCTTTGAAAAGCCTTGTATGGCGTATCCTAACGGTCGTCAAATTGTTCTGCATCATGAAGTACTCTTACATGTTGATCGCTTGCCGGATTTTCAGTTTCCGTATATTCTATTGAAAGGTCAGAACCTTGTAGAAAGTTCTTTATATTCGGATGGTATCGTCAAAGACTTGATTGGCCCACAGCGTAGTATCAACCGCGCTGCATCTAAACAGCGAGAAATGTTAGATCGGGTAGTCAATCCTTGGCTGCTCGAGCCTCGTGGCGCAGAGCTAAAAATGGACGAGCTTGCAGATATTCCTGGCTCAATTGTAACGTACAACTATGGATTCCAACCTAAATATATTGATCACCCGCCAATCGATCCGTCTACGTTTAGATATCAAGACAACCTTATTACCGTCATGAAAGACATATCTACGTACTCAGATGTAAGTCGTGGTGATGTTCCGCAAAACGTAAGCTCAGGTCGAGCCCTCGCTTATTTAGCTGAGTTTGAGCGTGGTGTTCATGCGCCAGATGTACAGATATTCAAAGAGGCGGTTACAAAAATCATGAAGCACTGTTTGTTGATTGCAAAAGAACGATACACAGACGGTCGAATGATTCAAATGCTTGGACCTAATAACGAGTGGCATACAAAAATTTTCCGAGCAGAAGAGTTTGATTTTGATCATGAGCTTGTCATTGAACCATACAGTGGTGCACCGAACTCTCGAGCTATGCGATACAGCGAAGCACTCGAAGCAATGCAGGTTGGCGGGTTGTCGGACTCTCCAGATGCAGAGCGATTCCGTAGAATTGTGGGCTGGGACTATCAAGGCAGATCTACAAACGATGTAGATGAGCAGCACAGATCTGTTGCTCAGTCAGAAAACGCGCAGTTCAAGGTAGATCCTTTTTCTGGTATTCGAGTAGCCCAAGAAGATAATCATGATATTCATATCGACGAACACAACAAGTTTAGGATTAGCCATGAGTTTAGAAACTTGCCACCGCAAATAAGGCAAATGCTAGACAACCATGTTGCTGAGCACGAAAACTATAGAAGCCAGCAATTACAAGCGTTTAGTGAAGAACAAAGTCTACTGCTAAATCAATCACAAGGCGCAGATGGTGGAGCGCCGCCCCCAGCAGACCCAGGGTTAGCCTCACCTAGAGATGGTGGCGCAGGGCTAAACGAGATTCCAGAAACAGAAGGAATGGCAAATATGGCAGCTATGCCACAGATGCAACCTTCGGGTTACACACAGTAGTATTTGAAAAAAATAAATTCCCTGTGTTAGTGTCGTTGCATGTCAAATGCTGGAGCACAATTCGAAGAAATACCAGATTCTTCAGAACTAAATGCAACCCCTATAGATATGTCAGAAGAACCAGAAAACGTTCCAATGCAACTGCAAGACACCAGTCTTGATGAAATTCGACCTGAAGTAGTTGCGAAAGAAGATCCAATCTACTTCGACGAAAAAGGCAGCATGGTAACTCCTGAAGAGCCTGTCGAAGAACCAGAAGCAGAACCAGAACAAGCAGCAGCAGATACACAGCTTGGCATTCCTAAAGCTGAATCCACACCTGATTACCTGCAAGCTTTGGCCAATAGTCAAAAGCAGATGGCAGAGTATTTGACTTTGCAACAGCAGCTCAAACAAGAAGAAGAAAGAGCGGCACAGCTGGAGCAACAACGCGAAGAAGAAGCTTATTATCAATCTGACGAGTTTGTTACTGAGATGTGTAACAAGTCAGGACTCGACGCAGAAGACCCAATTCATAGGCAGCTTATTCATCAGCGCCTAGATATGCAAAGGCAAAGTCACGAATACAATCAACGTTTGCAGATGATGGAACAACGCTATTACCAGCAAGAGCTTAGCAATACAAAACAGCGTAACCAGCAAACATTACAATCCACGTTTAACGATGCAGCATCACAATACAAAGGGGTATCAGCAGAAATGTTAGATGCAGCTAGACATCAAGCAAACTTGCTTGTTGAAACGGGAATGACGCCTGATCGTGCTGTTACTGAGTCAATGAAGTTTATTAGACTTGCGGCTAAGCAAAGTACGCAGCAGGTAACAAACAAAGTTTCTGACCGCCAAAAGCGTTTGGATAAAATCAACAATCTTGGCCCAGGACGGGGAGCTAAGAGTCATCGTAAAACACAAATTACTATGGCTGAAGCCGATAGACTCATTGAGAAGTACGGGTTTGTGCCTAGATAAGGAGAACTGAAATGACAGTTTCAGAAGTAACTGGAATCGCCGGAACCTCAAGAGAGGCGTTCGACGGTCTTATGAAAGATGAATATGGTCCCCTCTGGGAGGATCATGTCAATAAAAGCGCGAAATGTTTAGCACTTACAGGCTTGGGTCAGGTTCGCGGACGCATGGGCGGTCGTCGTCAATTACATGCAGTCATTGATTCTATGCCTCAGTCTGCGGGTGTAGCTCACTTTGAAGGTTCTACACTAACAGATCCCTCTACAAGCAGCTCATTTCAGCCGGAGCTTATTTCACGCTCTATGTATGTTCGACTCCGTTGGACTGGTGAAGTAGAAGACGCAGCACGAACCGGAGATAAAGCAGTATTTGCTGGGCCACGCGCTAATGAGCTTCGACTTGCTCGTCAGCAATATGCGGTCAATAAATGCCGAAATGCTATTTTTGGTCCACGTCAAATCTTGGGCAAAATTTCTTCTGTTTCAGGAGGCGGTCCTTATGATTTGGTAATGGAAGGGCGGAACTCAAAAACGTCTTTAGCAATCGACTACTACAAAATGGGTGCTCATTACATTCGTAAGGGGATGCTCGTTGATATTGTTACTTCAACAGCTGGCAGTCCTGTTAACGCAGGCACCACGAACAGTGGTTCAACTGTAAAGCTAAAGGCTACCTCGGTTAGTGGTAACAACGTAACGCTAACCAACCAGGGTGCCGCTTATGATACCGCACCTCTTGCTACAAACTTTTTAGTTCCTCATGGCTCTCGTCGTGATGATCTATCAGGTATCACCACTGCAACAGACGCTAGCTTTTATGCGGGCTACAATGGTCTAGATAACCTTATGCTTGACAGTAATCTTTACAACTCTGTTTACGGGATTGCTCGAGGCGCTACACGACCAACGCTTGACGGTAACCGTAACACAAACGGAGGTACTGCTCGCAATTTCAATGATTTGCTTTTGATTCTTGCAATCGACAATATTGTTGATGAGGGATCTGGTGATCATCCTGATACTCTGTATTTGAGCAGCGCAGTACGTCGTGAGATTGTACAACATCTTGGAATGGGTAACGAGTACGGTGGCAGCGGAAGCCAGTCTCGTCGGTTTGCTCCAGTTCAAACTGAGTCAGGTTACGGCAAACTTGCTCTTGTTGCTGGTGACAAAAACATGACCTACGACACAGATCGTGACTGTCCTCCAGGGATGGTTTACATTCTACGCAAGGGAACAATGGGCTATTTGTCTAACCGTACGCTTTCAAGCATTGATAAAGCTCCAGAGCGTTACGTTGCTGATAAAGATGCGCACGAAGTTATTATGGCGGAACGCGGTAACTTCTTCTGCACTTCATCATGGACAAACGGTACACTTGAAGACATCAACTTCAACGTATCAGCACTAACAACTGCATAAGATATGACTACGTTTAGGGAGCAATTTGAGGAAAGCATACCTCTTTTGAGTGATCAGGATTTAGCTGATCAAATGGATTCTACTCGTCGAGGGACGGGAATGAAGCCAAGCAAAAAAAGGTATCAATGGAATGAGATATTTGGGATGTTTGATCCTGATAGTATTAGCTCATCTCAAAAAGCTCCCGACCACGTACAATCAGCTTTTGAAGAACTTATTGGCGGAGAACCTGATTTCAAACTTAGACTTCATCCTTGGTTTAAGCGTTGGGCAGCGTTTGAGAAGGTAAAGGGAGCAGGGGAAGGTGCCTATGCTTGCTTTTCTGTTTTTATGACAGAAGGTAAAGATGGGCACTTGCCCCCTGACCTCGATAACTCCGATGGTCGATATGAAAACATGCGAGGCAAACTTGGTGAGTACAGGCTGCCTACAGCGGAAGACTTCAAAACTTTGCGAAAGGATGCAGACGTTGGCAGGCTCGGTGTTGACCATGTTGTAAAAAGGCTAGAAAAACCTGAAAACGAACAAGAGCGAGAAAAAGAAAGAGTGCTTCAAGACAGAGAGTGGGATCTGCTTGATTACAATTACCTCAAAATAAATGCAGCAGCTAACGGTGGCAAACTGCAAATGATTGCACCCAACAGAGACAACTCGGACATTAGAACAAAACAAGACGCAGAATGGCACGAAGAAGTAAAAACAACTGAAGACGGTCGAACTTACAAAATACGCTTCAAAAAGAACTCTCGCATGTATGCTGAACATAAAGCAGCAGAACTAACCAGGTATCTAAACGACGGAGAAGCGCGTAGACGAGAAGCTGTTGCAGACTTCAAAGCGAGAGAAAAACAAAAAGAAAAAGATGAACTCTTTGCCTTGGCTAAAAAAGCAATAGGTTTATAATGGCAGGCCTCGAAAGATCAAACGCAGAACAGCTTTTAGAAGTTAGAAGCCGTGTGCGATTAGAAATCAATGACTCTGATGCAGCGTCATATCGTTGGACAAATACTGAAGTAGACAGAGCAATCTTTGACTCAGTGCGTTACCTGATGAGAGAAAAAAGCAACCGCGATCCTGGGGAGCTTTTGCAGTATGAAGATATAGCTTACAGCGGGCTTTGGCAAAATCTAGGCAGCACAATAGGTAGCGCATCAATTATAAAAGTAGAGCTAATTAGCGACCCTAATAATCCTCAACTTATTGAGTACGTACCAATTAGTGTGCTTGAGGTTATTAAAGCTGAGTATTGGACTACGCCTATAAAGATTTACTCGTTAGCCTCTAGCGGCACAAACAGGCAAATAGGTATTCGAAGCGCAGATCAAAACACAGGTGTAAATATTCGTGTATGGTATTTGTCGGAAGCGCTTACTCCAACTGTAGACGGCGACCAAATGCCGCTACAGCCAACATGGAGCAGACTTGTGCAATTACACGCAGCAAAAGCGTTGCGTTCAATAGAAGGGGAATGGACGGTGCAACAAGAAAGCAACCTTCGCGAAATGATTGAGCTATGGAAATCTCATAGACAAGCTGGCGGCTTTCGACTGGTGCCTACAAGGAGAAGATACTAATGAATATTATTAGAGTTTACAATGTAAGCGCAGAAATAAGCGGAGAAGGCTTTCCTGTCTCTGTCGATTATAATGGAGAAACATATGTTTTCCAGCCATCAGATTGTTACTGGGAAAGAAAATCAATTACCCAGGAAACAATTGATCCTGGTGCAGGCGTAAAACTTACTGGCATAAAAAAAACATGGGCAAAAGAAGAATCTAAGACAGAATGGGCTAACTATTGTGACGTACCTTCTGACATGTGTTCTTGGTTGTTTGAGTTAGGTCAAGACTACGTACATCATAATGTACTTAAGTCAGGCGCAGAAATGGAAGATATCGTTGCTAAACGTCTTGCTGAAAAAGAAGCAAAACTAGCAGAGCTCGAGAAAAAAATAGAAATCACAGAAAAAAAGGCTAAGCGTGGACGGGCTAAGTCTTCTACCACTGAGGCGTAGTATGTCATGGCAGAGCGAACCATTACCGTCCCTATTGATCCTATAGATCGCGGGATAGATAGACACGATACAGATATTCGTAGCGGTAAGGTTACCGAAGCTCTCAACGTTATCAATGATGATGGCGATTTGCGTAGACGAGACGCATACAAAACAATCTATACAGCAGCTCCGCATTTTTTGCCTGACGGACTTACAGCTGTACAAGCAGGGACCGGCCCTGCATCGGACACGCTGACAGCGTTTACTAATCGTGCAGGCACAATAACAACAAGTCACAACGTTTTATATGTTGGGTGTGATGAGCAGTTTGACGGTATTGACTTGTCTATTGTTACGCACACAGCAACGCCTACAAATGAAACTAAAATCCGAGCGTATTATTACAACGGAACAGCGTGGACTGTTTTCCAGCTGTCTTCTGATACAACTAGGCTTGGAAAATTTAACGCTGACGCTGATAAATATTATTTTACGTCGCTATCTAAAGCAGGCCGTTTGACATGGCATAAGCAAAACTTAACAAGCTGGACACAAAACAACTCTTCTGCTTTTGGAGGCGTTTTTTTAGGTTCTACAAAGTATTGGCTAGCGTTTCAGCTTGTAAATAATTCAGGAGACAAGGTTTCGCTAACAGCAAACTCTGTGATTACAAAACCCGGCGTAAGAGCTTTTGAGTTAAATAAAATCAATGGCTTGTTTCCTGTCCGAACAAACAAAAAAGATGTTCTTGTTATATGTTCTGACAGAGAAAAGAAAAGAGGCTCTGAAAAAGGCGCAATGGTTGGACTCGCTACAACACCGCAAGAACCAACGAAAATTTTACATCTTACAGAAAACGAAGGCAGCGGAACCAATACCCAGGTAACAATACCGCAATGGACAGAATCAACAACAGCTATGCCAACAAGCCACTCAGCTCAGGGCTCTACAGGCGTATATCCTCCAGGTTCTGCGTTTACAACAATGAGGCGTACAGACTTGTCTCTTGCTGACTGGTATTACTCAGGCACAAGTGCAGAGACAGAATGGAGAGGCGGACCTGTACAGACTTTAGCCGCGTCTAAAGTAGACAACAATGGGGCGGGCTCTACTGTAAATCAAATCTCTGTGACGCTAGCTGGTGTATCTGCAAATCAATACGAACACTATTTACTGCGTATTACATCTGGAACCGGCATAAACGAAGAGCGTCAGATATGGAAAAACACAGCTACAGATACAGGCACAGGCAAAGTTATATTCTATGTCTTTGACGATTTTAGTGCAGGGGCACCGGCCTCGTCAGACATACAAATATATTCACCGCACAGCCGTATCGAGATGCGCGAAAGCAAACGCGACTATGAAGTTCAAACTAACGACGACGATAATATTACAGTGCAAGAAAGCAGACCTTGGGCTCCGCCTATAGAGTCTATTGTTGACACCAGTGGCGTCCATTTTTATTTGGCAAGAAGACTACGTTGGCTAATTCAAGGCGGAAAGTTTTGGACCGCAGCGTATGATAAAAATACAAACGCCCTTTATCTTTCCAACGACACAAGTCCAATCCTCAAGTTTGATGGAGAGCATTTACGTATGCTGCATCCAGAAACAGACACAAACAAAGACTGGAACGCTGAAAGATATGCAAACTTTTTGTTTCTTGACCAAGAACAGATTGCGGAAGCAAAAGCGGAAGGAATAACAGAAACCTCTTTCTTGGAAAACTCTCCAATTGTCGGCAGTATTATAGTGCCCTTTCTTCGTAGGCTTTTTATTTTAGGTATAAATAACGATCCTTCGCAGATAAGGTTTTCTGGAGAAAACGCTTTTTATGTTTGGCCTAGCCTTTTCTTGCGGACAATAGCAGACGACTCAGTGCGCAAGCTACAAGGCGCAGCTGCTATGAACAACAGACTAATATTCTGGACCGCAAACTCAATTATGGAGTTCTTGTTTCTTGGAAGAGAAGACCAGTTTGACAGCAGAATACTACACACAGGCGCTGGGTTTGTTTCTCATTATGGTGTGCAGGTCATTAAAAGCACAATGATTGGGCCAAACACAGACGGCCTTTATGCGTTCAATGGAGCGAGCTTTGAGCCAGTGCTCGACGACTGGACTCGTGTTATCAAAGAAGGCGTAAACATAAAACGCTTAGATCGCTGCTCTTCTGTACATCTTCAAACCAAAGGCTATTATATGTTGGCAGTAGCTTCTGGCGGCAGCAATAAAAACGATCGCATTCTAATATGGGATTATACGCGTAACCGCTTTTGGCTCTGGGACGCACCTTATGGTGCTGCGTTTTTATCAAAAGACTATGACGAGAATGGTGACGAGCGTTTACTAATTGGCACAGACGATGGTCATGTTATGACTACAACAAGCGCTGCTACGGATGACGGCAAAACAATTACAAGCTACGCAAAGTCTGTACCCATGAACATGTTTGGCCACAAAGAAGCTGCGTATACAAAAATCCAAACAGTGCTAGGGAACTCAGCAACGAGCCCAGAGTTCAAGTTTTTTGTAGATCAACGCGGTACACCTGAAAACACAATCACCCTAAACACCGATGAGGGACTA